CAGGATATGTATTTGGTGATGGGGTAACACCTGTATCATATGCTAATCCATTATTAGGTAATTCACCTATAATATATTGAGCTGATCCAGTTAAGTTTGTTATAATAGAATTAGCAACAAAATTTCCAGTAACATTTTCAAGTGTTAATATCTCATTATTTGCATTCCAACCAACAACGCTACCTCTTGCTGTAGATCTATCATATGAGTATCCTTGATAAACGCTTTCCCCTAATGTGAAATTTCCATTTCCAGTTGTAAGTTGATAATTTGCAATAGCGCTTGGAATATATATAAACGAATTTGCTTGTAAAATAGGTTTGTATTCTTGCGGTGGTTGAAAAATATAACTTCTGGCAGTAAATGTTAATGTTCTAAAAACAGACCTAACTGGAGAATCGTATGAACCAGTTGAATCTTCTTCTTCAGAATCACCATTAAAAGTTATTGGTACATTTTTTATTATTCCTGCTTCAGGAACCATTACAATTTTTAAATTATAATCTGGAGTAAAATGGGATAAAATATACTCCATTATTTGATTAGCATCTTCAATATTTCTTGTATATAATACTAACTCCAAATTGAAATTATATGGTATAGGAGAATTTACATATACATCTCCAGTTCCAGCGCAACCCATTAATTTATTTGCGCTATTTAATTTTCTACTAGCATCATATTCCATGTTAGTAAGACCGTATTCAATACGAGGAAGTGTAATCTGTACTTTTTCGTGTTCAATATCTAATCTTTTAACATATTTTTCTTTATCGCCATAAATTATTGGTACGATAATTCTCTCAACTTCATTACCTTGTGCGTCATATTTTATAAATGGAATATCTTTAAATAAGCTTGCAAAGGCAATTGTAGTTTTTCTTATTGATTGTAATCTATAATTCATATTTTACCTTTAATATCTTAGGCTACCGTAACCATCAGAAGTATCAATAAATCCAGATACTTCATCAAAGATTGGTAAATTATCGAATTGTGATTCTCGTACTTTATTATCAACAACTGTTAACGAATAATTTGAATTGCTAGTTGCTCCTGTTATATGTAATGCAGAAGTATTTGAGAATAATCCATTAACATTCATTATAGTTAATATTGAATTTGCTTTATCCCATGCAGCAACTTCAGCATATGCAGTATGATTATTTGCATCGCCTTGATATATTGTTTCCCCAACAACGTAATCGCCAGTTCCATCTTGTACGTCAAGAATTGATTTTGATGCTTCAAGTAATTCAATCATATCAATACCTTCAATACCAGTATCAAGGCTTTCATCGTTATATTTGAATGGCTCAAGAGATAACTCATAATAGAATGGTCTAATTCTTCCTAAAGTGTATAAATCTTTTGATGTGTTGACAAACTTAATTTCAAATAATTCTCCAGAATCTTTCATAAAAGGTATAAAAATTAAATTACCTTCTTTTGGAACTTCAAACTGATTATTTGTTCTCTTCATAAATTCTTTAAATGAGAACTGTATTTTGGTTTGATTTCTTACTTCTAATCCAAATTTAGAAAAGAAGTCTTGTTCATCACCATAATCCATGGTATTGACTAAATACATGTCCAATTTATAAGCATCATCGAAATGCTTTAAAGGGTCATCTCCATATATCAAATCTCGCCCTTGGACGTTGGTATTTGGAATATAGTACCCACTGAAGCCTTGTATGTTTATCGCCTCGTTATAGAGATCCTCGATTAAATTAATCTCGACTGCAGGTTTACCATAATTTTGAAAATATTTGCTAGGCATAAATTTTATCCAACCAAAAATGCAGGAGGTAATTCATACTTATCTGCCATTTCTGTTTCTAATCTTTGTATTTCTGACATAGCTTCGTCAAAAGTTTCTTTTCCGTTAAGAGTTAACCCACCTGGAAGTTGAATACCTCCAAATTTTTTCATATTATCTCCCCATTGACGTTTAAACAAAGAAGTAACATATTCTTTTAACCAACGGTCATTATATACACTTTCAAATGTTTCTGGATCAATTGCTTTATAACCTTCAGCAACAACAGTCATACCTAATGGAGCTTGTAATGAACCCCATCCCCAATCCGGATATAATCTATGTGTATGTCTTTGAAATCTAATTGGAACATCTCCAGTAAACATTTCGCTTAGGTTTTGTAGATGTTGCATAGTAATAGAAAAATTAGTATATGATGTTGATGTAAAATCATATAATTCATGCAAACGAAGTTGATACCTTAAATCAAACATATTATTTTTTGTAATAGTATCATTTAATGGAAAAATCTTAGTAATACCTAAGATTCCTGGATCTATTTTAAAATATCTTTGATTAATATCTTCTTGTGTTATTGTATGAACCCAGTAAAAAGATTCAGTTGCATCAAAATGATAATCTTGATAGAATTGAAGTGTATCATCAATTCTATCTTCCAATTGGCCATCATCAACATTAATCTTTATTACTGGAGCACCTAATCTTCTTAGAGCATAATCTTTTAATTCATCTCTTGTTGTAACTTGAGCCATTTAAATAATTCCTTTAAATTAATGGGTATTCATATTGGCCATTACCACCACCGCTATTGACAATAGAAGCAGCAGAAACCCATGAATATGCTGAACCATCAAAATACAAATAACTAGGCACATTTGGTGCATCTATAAATCCAGTTGCGTTTACTGCAGTTTGATATGGTATTTTATTTGTATCGCCTGCGGATATATTATTTGCAGTATTAGCTGTTCCTCCAATAGAAACACCATCAAGAGATAATATTCCTGATGAACGCGTTAAATTTACGCTAGTAGTTCCTAAATATACTGATGGTAATCTAGCGCTATTTAATGTTCCGAATGATATATTTGCAGCATTTAATGTTGTTAGTTTTGCGCCACTTAAATCCCCTATTTCTGTAGCAGAAACAATTAGTTTTTCGTTAATATAATAAGATTTACCTGATGATATGTTTAAATTTTCTGAACTTGTCCAAGCAGATAAAGTTGTATTGGACCAATTAAATGTTTTGTCTGTTAAACCTTTAATGGTAATACCACCATTATTTGCTGTAATATCCGTTGGAGAAGAAACCGAGCCTAACTCAATATTTTTATCATCAACAGTAATTGTTGTTGAATTTATTGTTGTAGTGGTTCCATTTACAATTAAATTCGATGTTACTGTTAAATCGCCACTTATTGTTAAGCTTGTTGCGCTTGCGTCTCCAAGAATAGGGGTAACTAATGTTGGGCTAGTTGCAAATACTAATTTTCCTGATCCAGTTTCATCCGAAATAACTCTTGATAAATCTGCGCTAGTTGTAGATGCAAATTGTGTTAAATTAGCCGTTGTTCTTCCAACAGTAGAATCAACTGCAATAGTTGCCGCAGATGAACCATTAAAGTTTGTTCCGCTACTCCAAAATAATCCTGAGCCATTTGATACTGAATTTAAGTTATTTCCAAGAATAATTCCAGAAATTGTATTACTAGCTAATTTATCATTTGTGATAGAACCGGCTAATTTATCATTTGTGATAGAACCGGCTAATTTATCATTTGTGATTGCAGATTCTGCAATCATTTTAGTTGATATTGAACCAACATCTCCTGTGGAAATTATTGTTCCTGTATTATTTGATAATACTAATACTGAATTGTTTGCATATACATTAGGTTGTACTACAGTATTTCCTGATGTGGATCCATTTAATATAATATATTTGCCATTTGTTAATGATAAATTTTCAGAACTTGTCCATGCAGATACACCTGCAGTATTAGACCAATTAAATGTTTTATCTGATATACCTTTTAATGTAATACCACCGCCATTTGCAGTAAGTTCATTTACGCCACTTATATTAGCTACAAATGATCCAACTTGAGAACTATTACCATTTGCGGTAATTTGCGTAGCTGAGTCTACAGATATAATATAAGCACCAGATCCAGGAGAACCTGTTCCGGTATCTTTTAATATTGTCATTCCAGGCAACATGCCAGCAGTACTGGTTGTTGTGAACACTCCATTGGAAGTAGATAAAGCTGTAAGACTAATACCTGTTATTGCAACAACGTCACCTAATGTTATATTTTTATCATCAACGGATAAAACATTAGTATTTAAAGTTGTCGTTGTACCATTAACAGTTAAATTTCCTGCAACAGTTAAACTATTATTAAATGTAGCAGCTCCATTAAATGATGCTGTATTGTTAAATGTCGCAGCTCCGCTAATTGCAGCAGTACCGCCAACTGTGATATTACTGCTAATTGTAGCTGTACCACCAACGGCAATATTACTGCTAAATGTAGCTGGATTTGTAAATTTATTATTAATAAATGTCGTTAAATGTGAATTTGCTGAATCTAATTCATTTTTTGTGGTAATTTTATTATAGGTATTTGGGCTATCAACATCTCTTAATTGCCATTCTTTTGCTAAATTTGTCCATCTTAATATTGCATTTGCACTTAACGGTGAACCGGATGATCTATTAACAATAATATCTGTATTTGGTGATGATGGAGAACCTGTATTAGCTAAAAACAAATATTGGTTAGAATCAGATAAAGATGTACCATAGTTAGTAAATCTATCAAGAACTTGTAAATTTGATACTGTTATGGTATTTGATGTTATAGCAGGTAAATCTATACCTCCTGCATTATATTTAACAAAAGTTGTATTTGCATATGATGCTAATCCTGTTAAATTTTGAGTTGTATTTGATAAATCATTGCGAATAGAAGTATTAACATCATTTAAATCTTTAGATGATATTATTTGATAATAGTTACCATCTGTATTCTTAATAAGAGCATTTGTAGTATTAAAAAATACATTAGAATTAGCTTGAAGAGAATTTGTGTATATGTTTGCTGATGAAATAACTGTATTACTTACAATAGATCCATTTGCACTAATGGAAACTTTTTCGATTGGATTTGAGTATATTGTAGTATATGCTATTATATTACCAGCTAAAATTGTATTGCCAGATAAAATTGTATTACCAGTTAAATTGGTGTTTCCTGATAAAACTGTATTTCCGGTTAAATTAGTGTTTCCAGATAAAACTGTATTTCCGGTTAAATTAGTGTTTCCAGATAAAACTGTATTGCCAGATAAAACTGTGTTTCCAGAAATATTTGTATTTACAATTAAATTATTATTTCCAGATAAAACTGTATTTCCAGAAATATTTGAATCTCCTGAAACAAATATAATTCCAGATAATCCTGTATTTCCAGATAAGCTTGTGTTTCCGGTTACAACTGTATTTCCAGAAATATTTGTATTTCCAGTTAAATTGGTATTTCCGGTTAAAATTGTATTTCCAGAAGCAATAGTATTTCCTGAAATTGTATTATTACCAATTAAAATTGTATTTCCAGATAATCTGG